AGTACCCCGGCGCAAACCTGCTGGTCATCCGCAAAACGTACCGCACCTTGCGCGATAGCTGCTTCACACAGCTTCTCTGGGCGATTCACCGCCTGCAAGTGGAGGCGTTCTGGAGCTGGAAGGAAAGCCCGCTGGAAATCACCTACAAGCCGACTGGGCAGAAAATCTACTTTCGCGGCATGGATGATCCATTGAAATTGACCTCCATCACCGCGCAGAGCGGCGTGCTGTGCTGGGTGTGGATTGAAGAAACCTACGAAATCATGAACGAGAGCGACTTCAACACGCTGGATGAATCCATCCGCGGCGAATGCGCACCGCCGCTGTTCAAGCAAATCACGCTGACGTTCAACCCGTGGAATCAGAAGCACTGGCTGAAAGCGCGCTTTTTTGACGTGCAAGACCCGGACATCCTCGCCATCACAACGAACTACCAGTGCAACGAGTGGCTGGACAAGCAGGATTTACGCCTATTTGAGCGGATGAAGGCGACGAACCCGCGCCGCTACGCCGTGGCTGGCTTAGGGAACTGGGGCATTGTGGAGGGACTCATTTACGAGCACTGGCGGGAATCTCCGTTCGACCCGGCGGAAATCAGCCGGACGCACACCCTTGAATCCGTGTTCGGCTTGGACTTCGGCTTCACCAACGACCCGACGGCGCTGTTCTGCGGATTGCTGGACATTCCGGCGCGCCGCCTGTACGTCTTTGACGAGCTGTACGAACGGGGGCTGACGAACGACATGATTGCCAAGCGCGTGACGGCGATGGGCTACGGCAAAGTGAACATCACCGCCGACGGCGCAGAGCCGAAATCCATTGCTGAGCTGCGCTGCATGGGCTTGCGCGTACACAGCGCGGCGAAAGGCGCGGACAGCATCCGCAGCGGCATCCAGTGGATTCAGAACCTCGAAATCATCATCCACCCGCGCTGCATAAACTTCCTGACGGAAATCAGCAACTACACATGGGACAAGGACAAGTTCGGCAAGATGCTCGATGGCCCCATTGACGACTTCAACCACCTGATGGACGCCATGCGCTATGCGCTGGAAAAATACATCATCAACAAGAAATGGACGTACTAACGAGAGGATGACACGAATGACAGACGGAGAAAGACTGACGGCGATTCTTGCGCAGTACGCAATCCCGTGCGAGAAGGTCAGCTTCCACGGCAAGCTGGACGCGCTGGCGGCAGGGCTGGGCATCCAGACGCAAGGGCGGCTGATGGGCGACGTGCTGGATGACATTGCCGCCAAGACGGGCGTGGAGCGCGACGACCGGCTCTATGGCGCGTTCATCCGCAAGCTGTACGAGGACGTGACCAGCGGCGAGGACGCGACGCTTTCCGGCAATCCGCTGACGCTGACGGAGTGCATCGGAGGGAAACCGCTTGGCGCACTGCATGTGTACGGCAAAAGCACGCAGAACGGCGTGCCGCTCCCGACCGCGCCCGTGCCGATTGTCAGCGCGGGCGACGGCGGAACGGTGACGGTCACGGTGTCGGACGGCGCGAACGAATCGCAGACGCTGACGCTGCAAACGCCGAACGCACTGTGCGGCATCCCGGTTGCATCCAGCGGCAATTACACGGATGAGAACGGGCAGCAGTGGGTCTGCGACGAGGTGGATTTGGCGCGCGGCGTGCGGGTGCAGCGTATCCGGAAAATCAAGGTAACATCGTCGCTCAATTGGCAGACGGCAGGGCGCGAGGTTGACCGCTACTTCGCTTGGTTCAACGGCGCATACACGTCGAACGTGCTCTGCACGCACTTTTCCACCGCTCTTGGCTCTGAAACGGTCGGCGGGGCGATTGCCAATCATAATAACCTTGTCGGCTTTGCATTCGCCGAAAAAGGCACGACGACCCTCGATGACTTTAAGCAGTTTTTGGACGAGAATGACGTTTTTATTTGGGCTGCGCTTGCTACACCGGTGGAAACCGACATTTCTGCGGACGAAGTCGCAGCCTACAAGGCGCTGACTACCTATGCCCCGACGACCGTCATCAGCGTGAGCGGCGGCGCGGGGCTGGCGGCAACCTACAGGCACAGGAAAGCGGCGGAATGATAGCGTTCCGCCAAGAAAAAATCAAGACAATCGAAGAAATTCGCTAAAAGCACCCTGCACGCGCACGGTGCTTTTTTTGAACCCTCAATTCACCACCAAGGAGGCGCATCCCTATGTTATCCCCCGCGGAAATCCGCACATTCATCGACAGTGACAGCGCATCCACCCGCAAGCAGCTTGCGCGGCAGGGTCAGCGCTACTACGAGGGCGACCACGACATCCGCAATTACCGCCTGTTCTTCATCAACGCCGACGGCACGCCGCAGGAGGACAAAACCCGCTCGAACATCAAAATCAGCCACCCGTTCTTCACCGAGCTGGTAGACCAAGAGGCGCAGTACATGCTGTCCGGGCAGGAAGCGTTCGTGCGGTCGGACATTCCGGAACTTCAAGCGGCGCTCGAAGATTATTTCGACGAGAATTTCACCGCCGAACTCTACGAGGTCATCACGGGCACGGTGGCGAAGGGCTTCGAGTACATGTACGCCTACAAGGACGCGGACGGCCACACGCGCTTTCAGGCAGCGGACAGCCTCGGCGTGGTGGAAGTGCGGGCAAAGGACACCGACGACGGCTGCGAGTACGTCATCTACTGGTACATCGACCGCATCGGCAAGGACAACAAAGCCATCAAGCGCATTCAGGTGTGGGACAAAAAGCAGACGCACTTCTTCTGCCAGGTGAACGAGGGCGAGATTGTGCCGGATGAATCCGCACCGCTGAACCCGCGCCCGCACACCATCTGGCGCAAGCCCGGCGACGAAAGCACCTACTTTGACGGCTTCGGCTTCATCCCCTTCTTCCGCCTGGACAACGGGCAGAAGCAGTTTTCCGGCCTCAAAACCATCAAGGGGCTGATTGACGACTACGACCTCATGTCCTGCGGGCTATCCAACAACATTCAGGACGCGAACGAAGTCCTCTACGTTGTCAAGGGCTTCGAGGGCGACAACCTCGACGAGCTGATGACCAACATCCGGGCGAAAAAGCACATCGGCATCCCGGATTCCGGCGGCGACGTGGAGATCCGCACGATTGACATTCCCTATCAGGCGCGCCAGACGAAGCTGGAACTGGACGAAAAGAACATCTACCGCTTCGGCATGGGCTTCAACGCCGCGCAGGTCGGCGACGGCAACGTGACGAACATCGTCATCAAGAGCCGCTATGCGCTGCTTGACCTCAAGTGCAACAAGCTGGAAATCCGCTTGAAGCAGTTCATGCGCAAGCTGCTGAAAATCGTCTTGGCGGAAATCAACGAATCCGGCGGCACGGACTACCAGATGCAGGACGTGTATTTCGACTTCCAGCGCGAGGTGATGGCGAACGCGCTGGACAACGCGCAGATTGAGCTGACGGAGGCGCAGAAGCAGCAGGCGCAGGTGAACACGCTGATGACGCTTGCGGACGTGCTGGATGACGAAACGCTGCTGGAAAACATCTGCGACGTGCTGGAACTGGACTACAAGACGATTCGCGGGCGGACGAAATCAGACGACGGCGCGGCGGACGTGGTGCTGGCGGACGTTCCGGCGGAAGAGGATGACGCGGGGTGATGTGAATGCGCAAGAGCGAGAAGGAAGCCCTGCAAGCCATGCTGGATGATGAGCAGGAAACCATCAAGGCACTGGAAAAGGCATACCAGCGGGCGATTCGGCGCATCGACAACCACATTCGCATCCTCGAAAGCGACGAAATGACGCAATCGAAAATCTACCAGAAGCGTTATCAGGAGGCGATGAAAGCCCAAATCAACGCCGCGCTGGACGAACTGCACAAGAAAAGCAATCAGACCATCGAAGAATACCTGACGCGCAGCTACCAGCACGGCTACGTTGGCACAATGTACAGTCTGCACAAGCAGGGAATGCCGATTCTCGCCCCCATTGACCATCGCGCCGTCACCCGCGCCGTCCGCACGGACAGCAAGCTCAGCGGGCGGCTGTACGGTGAACTTGGCGTGGATATGCAGAAACTGAAAAAGACCATTCGCCGGGAAATCTCCATCGGCATCTCCATCGGCAGCGACTACAACATGATTGCCCGTCAGGTGCAGATTTCTTCCGGCATTCCGCTCAAACGCGCGAAGACCATCGTCCGCACCGAAGGACACCGCATTCAGCAGCAATCCGCCGATGACGCGCGCAACGCCGCCAAGGGTCAAGGCTGCCAAGTCGTCAAGCAGTGGGATGCAGTGCTGGACGGCAACACGCGCACGGATCACCGCATCCTTGACGGGCAGATTCGCGAAGTCGGCGAACCGTTCGAGATAGACGGCAAGAAAGCCGAATACCCCGGCGCATTCGGGCGACCGGAAGAGGACTGCAACTGCCGCTGCGTCGCGCTGACAAGGGCGAAGTGGGCGCTGGATGCGGACGAGTTGCAGACCATGAAGGACAGGGCGCAGTTTTTCGGGCTGGACAAGACGGAGGGGTTCAGGGAGTTCGAGGAGAAGTATCTGAAAGCGGAAAAGGTGTTGAATAAGCAGCGCAAAGGTGGTATAATTCAGATGGATTTGCAGTTCTTTGCAAATTCCGCCGAAAAAGATTTGCAGCGGCAAAAAACTTCTTCTATCCGAAAATCATTGGAAACGTTTGACCAGCGGATTGTAGAGCATTGGCATAAGATTGAGCATCCCGAAGAGCATGTGCCAAATTGGGATGAAAGAGACCCGCGTGAGCAAGAAGGACTAAAAAAGCATTGGTATAAGGAAATCACTAATTTCCGTGAATCAAGGGCGCGCAGAATTGCAGAATTAAAGAGAAGAGGTGAATACGATGAATGAAAGTACATTGAAGTATATCCTTGCCCGCGTCATTGACAATGCCAATGAGACGATGAACGAGGCAAGGGAAAACCCCGATGATGCCTTCTACAAGGGGAAGCGCCTTGCGTATTACGAAGTGCTGGACACCATCAAGAACACGCTGCTGAATGAAGGAATCCCGCTGGATGATTTGGGGCTGAATGTGGAATTGGAGCGGAAATTCCTTTAATAGGGCGTGCGCTTTCGGAGAGGTGAAGTAGCGTGAAATATAAGGAATATGACATTCCGAACACCGAAGAAATTGAAAAATTTCGGAAAATGACGCGAGAAGAACGCGATGCACTTCTTAAAAAGCTGCTGGAAGAGGACAGAAAACAAGCCAGCGAAGGAGAAAAACGGTAGAAAGCACCCTGCCCCCCTGCAAGGTGCTTTTTTGATACGTTGAAAGGAGTGCATAAACGTGACCATGACCAGAGAAGAACGAATCCAGCAAATCAGGGACTGCGGGCAGACCATCTTCGAGAAGGCAGAAAGCATCTACGGGGATTATGCCTGCCCGACGAACTTGCAGGTGGTCATTACCATGAAAGCGAATGAGCTGCCGAACATCACCGTGAATCGGGAGTTTTTCAGCGACATCATGATGGAACGCAATGGTGGGCATATCCAGTAACCGGCTTTGAATCATCTTTGAACCTTGTTTGAAACTAAAAATTGCAAGTTGCAAAGAGAAATTGCAACTTACCATCAACTTGCAATCAACTTAATCCGCGAAAAGCAGCCGCACACCTCGTGCAGGCTGTTTTTTCATACAATAATTCCGAAAAGGAGTGGTATCATGGACATCTCTACCATGGGAACGGTGCTGGCGATTGTCGTCATCACCTACCTGATTGGCCTGCTCTGCAAGAGCGTCGGCAGCATCCGCGATGAGCTGATTCCGGTCATCGTGGGCGCGGCGGGCGGCGTGCTGGGCATCGTGGGCATGTACGTCATCCCGGATTTCCCGGCGAAGGACGTGCTGAATGCGCTCGCGGTCGGCATCGTGTCGGGGCTCGCCTCGACGGGCGTGAATCAGGTGTATAAACAGCTCGGCAAAGCAGAAATTGACCCCGGTGGTGATTGACAATGGCATCAAAAACGGTCAGCGCGGCGGAGGTTGTCGCCCTCTTCCGCCGCGCGCTGGCGGAAAAGTGGGGGTACATCTGGGGCGGCACGGGGCAGGTTCACACGCAGCGTGCGCAGGACAGCGCCACCCGCGCGCAGACGATACGCTACGGGCAGCAGTGGGTCGGGCGGCGCGTTGCGGACTGCTCCGGGCTGTTTTGGTGGGCGTATAAGCAGCTGGGCGGGTATATGTACCACGGCAGCAACACCATGTGGCGCAAGTACGCCGCCGCCAAGGGGTCATTGCATGGCGGCAAGCGCACCGACGGTCAGCCGCTCAAGCCCGGCACGGCGGTGTTCCTCACCAAGGGCAGCGATCGTCACCACGTCGGGCTGTACGTCGGCGATGGCGAGGTCATCGAGGCGAAAGGCACGGCTTACGGCGTGGTCGAGAGCAAAATCACCCGCTGGAACGAGTGGGCGGAGCTGACCGGCACGGCTTACGCCGTGGATGCGCCTGATTCGCCCGCTGACACGCCTGACACGCCCGCCCCGACCGAGAACCCGGCGGATGCCGGAGACGGCGCAAGCCCCCTTCTCGTCCTCAGGAACGGCAGCAGAGGAACGCAAGTCAAAGTTCTGCAATACCTGCTGATTGACGCGGGATTCGACTGCGGCAAGGTGGACGGCATCATTGGCAAGAACACCATTGCCGCAGTCAAGGCATTCCAGACCGCGCACAGTTTGACTGCGGACGGCATCGTCGGCGCGAAGACGTGGGCGGCGCTGCTCCAATAGCGGCAATCAGGCGCACCTGACGCAAGAGCGGGTGCACCTTTGCAATTCTGGTATACAACATCATTCTCTCGTCCGAGGGGACGTAAAACACCGACTGCCCACGGGATGCGACCCCGTAGATAAGCGTAGGGCGGTGGAAGGAGAAACACATGACGCTTGCAGAGATTCTCAAACAGAACGGCGTTGCGGAGGACACCATTCGCGCCATCCAGAACGACATGAAAACCGCCAAGCTCTTCACCACCGGCGAGGAGAACGCGGATATTCGCCTCGGAAAGCTCAAAGGAGAACACGAAAGCGTTCGCCAGCAGCTCGAAGCGGCGCAGCAGAAGATTGCCGCCCTCGAAGCCGACAAGGCAGAACACAGCGGCAGCCAAGAGAAGATGGACGAGATGCACAGGCAGCTTGAAGCGGCACAGGCGGCCCTGCAAAAGAGCCGCATGGATGCTGCTATCCACATTGCCCTCATGCGCGGTGGCGCAAGCGACATCGACTACATGACGTGGGTACTCCAGCAAAAAGGGGACGCCCTGACACTGGACGACAAGGGGAACATCGACGGATGGGAGAACACCCTTGCCAGTTTGAAGAAAAAGTACCCGAACCAGTTTGAAGCCAGCGGCAAGAAGAACATCATCGAGAACCGTCTGCCGGATCAGGAGGGACACGCGCCGCTCAGCCGGAGCGAGATTCTCAAGAAACCATACGCAGAGCGGCAGAAGATTTTCGAGGAGAACCCGGAAGCCTTCCGCGCGGCGATGGCGGCGGAGAAATGACACCATTTTGTTGACATTAACAAAATGGCACAGACCATTTTCGTGAGGTCACGAAAATGATAATGAGGAGGAAAAAATAAATGGCAGTTACCAAGCTGAACAACCTGATTAACCCCGAAGTAATGGGCGCGATGATTGGCGCGAAGATTGACGCGCAGCTGAAGCTGACCCCCTATGCGAAGGTGGACACGACGCTCGTCGGTGTTCCGGGCGACACGAAGACCGTGCCGAGCTGGAACTACATCGGCGACGCGGAGGACGTGGCAGAAGGCGCAGAGGTGGGTCTCAGCACCCTGACGGCTTCCTCGACTACCTTCACCATCAAGAAGGCGATGAAGGCGGTCGGCATCACGCAGGAAGCCGTCAACAGCGGCCTGGGCAACCCCATTGCGCAGGCAGAAACCCAGCTCGCAAAGGCGATTGCGGGCAAGGTGGACAACGACGTGCTGGACGCGGTGTACACGGGCAAGAACGTCTACGCGGCTTCCACCCTCGCGGCGATTGCCTACGGCGGACTGGTGGACGCGATTGCCAAGTTCGAGGACGAGGAGGACGGCATCGACAAGGTGATTTTCATCCACCCGGCGCAGGAGGCGACGCTGCTCAAGGACAGCGACTTCCTTTCTGCCGACAAGTTCACGGCAGGCGTGGCGGTGAACGGCGCGATTGGCAAGATTGCGGGCGCGTGGGTGAAAAAGTCGAAGAAGGTGCGCCTTGTGACCCACGAGAAGAACGAATCCGGCGATGTGACCATCGACGCGGCGAACCTTGCCGAATATCAGGCGAAGGTTGACCCGTCGGTGGAGCTGGCGGCGGGCGACAAGGTGAAGGCGGTCGCGGCGGCGTCGCAGTATTACGTCTGCCCGATTATCAAACTCGAACCCGATTCCCCGGACACGGAGTACACCGAATCGGAGCTTCCTGCCGTGACCATCTTCCTGAAGAAGGACATTCAGGTGGACGCGGAGTGGCTGCCGAAGAAGCAGCAGACCGACGTGACGGCGGCGAAATACTACGGCGTTGCGCTGACCAACAGCGCGAAGGTCGTGCTGGCGAAATTCAAGAAATAATCCGCGCAAGAAGGGAGGTGAACGCCGTGCTGATGACGATGGATGAACTGCGGACGCATCTGGAAACGGATGCGGATGACGCACTGCTGGCGGCGAAACTGCGCGGCTTTGAGCTGCTGATTCGCGCGTACACGAACAACAACTTCCAGCTCCGCGCCTGCCGCTGGACGGGGGACATTGTCGGGCGCACTTTCCTTGGGGATGCGCTCGTCCCCTTCTCGACGGGCGACACGGTGGAAGTCAGCTTCTCCCTGCTCAATAATGGGCTGTACACGGTCGAAAGCGCGGATGACCTCGCCTTTACGGTCGCAGAGCGCGGCTTGAAGGACGAAATCGACGTAACCGCGACGCTCGTCCGCTATCCCGACGACGTGAAGATGGGCGTCATCAACCTGCTGAAATGGGAGATGGAGAACCGCGATAAGGTCGGCGTGGCATCGGAGACGATTTCCCGCCACGCTGTCACCTACTTCGACCTGACGGGCGAAAACGCCGTCATGGGCTTCCCGCGCGCGCTGATGGGCTTCCTCACGCCGTACATCAAGGCGCGCTTCGGGCAGGGGGTGACGGCGACATGAAGGGCATCGGCGGCAACGTGACCGCGACGCTGCAAATCAGCGAAACGGAGACGAACGCCATCGGCGAACAGGTGCGCACATGGGCGGACTTGAAGACGCTGACCGGCTGGCTTGACCTGACCGGCGGCGACAGCAAGTATACCGTCTACAACGCCAAGGTGCAGGACAGCACACACGTCTTTGTGGCGGATTACACCAAGCTTCCGGCGGAGCTTGCGGCGGAGAACGGCCGCCTTGTCTGCCGGGGGAAGCGCTATGATGTGCTGCTGATTGACAATCCGATGGAGATGGGCAGCGGCTCACAGCTGGAAATCTACCTGAAATACACAGGAGGCGACAGCAATGCCGGTTGAATTTCGGGATTACAGCATGAAAGTCAGCGCGCAGATGAAGGACGCGGCAAAACGCTTCCTCATCGAGGCGGCGCACGAGGTGACCTGCCAGACCATCCGCACCACACCCACGAAGAAGACGCAGCTTCGCGGCTCATGGAGCAATTCGGTCGATGAAAGCGCCATGACCGCGCAGATTGGCAGCCCGCTGGAGGAATCATTCTGGAACGAGTTCGGCACGGGCAGCCACGCCATCCACGGCGACGGGCGCAAAGGCTGGTGGGTGTACATCGAGGGGCAGCCGCGGGGCGAGAAGAACTCGCGCGTGTACGACAGCCAGCAGGAGGCGGAGGAAGCCGTCCAGTACCTCAGGAGTCAGGGGCTTCCTGCCGTCGCCACCAATGGCGAGGACGCGCATCTGACACTCCAGAAGGCATTCGCGGCGAAACAGAACACCATCATCCGCATGGCGGAAACGATTCTTGGGGAGGAAATGAAATGACGCAGGAGGCGCTTTCCATCCTCCGCGCGGCGATGGCGGATATGCACTTGCCATACGCGCTGGGGCAGTACCGCGCAGCCCCGCTGCCGGAAACGTATTTCGTCGGGCAGTGGGTGGACGCGGAGGGCTTCACCGAGGATGGGCGCACGGACAGCACGATGACCCTGCTGGGCTACAGCCGCGCGGGTCTTGATGCCCTGCTGGCGGCATCAAAGGCGATTCAGGCGCGATTCCCGGCGTATGGCTGGACGTGCATCACGGATCGCGGGTCAGGGCTTGCAATTTCTTTCGCGGGTGCGTCGTTTTTGCCGGACATTGACGGCGCGGCACGGCGCATCAGCATCAATCTGAACATCAAAGAATGGAGTGTGGACGAAACATGAAGGAAGGCAGAAGCGGCGCAACGAGCGCCACGCCCAAGAGCATCGTATTCGGTGCAGGCACGATTCACAAGGGGCTGAAGTACGAGGGCGCGGCGTGGAATTTCACCGATTCGCTTGTCGGCGCAACGTCCGGCGGCTCGAAGGTGTCGATTAAGCCGGAAATCACGAAGGTCGAAGTGGACGGCGTGTATGTGAACACGAAGGAGCTTTCCATCAAGACCGGCGGCACGGCGACGATGGAAGTTAGCTTCATTGAGCTGACGGAGGACGTCTTGACGGCGGCGACGCTGGGCAAGAGCGCGGAGGCGACGACTGACACGCGCTTCAACCTCATCGAGGACAAGGCGGACATCGCCGTGGGCGACTACTGGGAGAACATCGCCTTTGTCGGCAAAACGCTGGATGGACGCAACATCATCGCGATTCTGGACAATGCGCTGTGCACGTCCGGCTTTGAAAACGACAACAAGAGCAAGCAAGGCACGGTCGGGACGTACACGTTCGAGTGCTATGCCGGTTTGGACGGCGACGGCGAGACGCTGCCGTGGCACATCTACTATCCGAACGACACCTACGCTGCGTAAGCGCAGACCGTCGAGGCGACGGCGTGAATCCGCGGCATAACAAACTACTAACATTAGTGGGGAAACCGAAGGAGTGCAGAGGGCGATCGCAGACTTCGTCTGTTTTCAATGCCCTCTGCCACGCCCGCAGGCGCGTTCCCTGCGAACGACAACACACTGGGGAGAGAAGCCACGCGCTTTTCTCCCCTTTTCTATCAAAAGGAGGAATCACGATGGAAAATGAAGCCTTAACCATGCGCCGCCTGTGCGCGGACGACCTCTTCACGATGATGCGCATCCTGTCCAAAATCGGCGTGAACGACCTGCGCAGCGTCATGCCGACCAAGACCGCCATCCAGCGGGTGCGCGAGGGCAGCGAGAGCGCGGAGAGCCTCGGCGTGACCGTCGCGCTGATGATTGCGGACAAGCTGCTGGCGCGCCTGCCGGACTGCAAGGCGGAAATCTACACCCTGCTGGCGGATTTGAGCGGCAAAACGCCCGCCGAAATTGCCGCGCTGGACATGGGCGTGTTCGCCGAGGCGGTATTCACCCTGATGGCAAGCGAGGATTTCCGCGATTTTTTTACGCGGCTGATGAAGCGCTTGGGGCAGACGAAGTAAAGCTGTTCGACATGCTTTACCGCCGCTATAGCGACCCGATGGCGCTGCTGACCGGGATGCTGCGGCGCGGGAAACTGGCGGACTTCATCCAGCAGTGTGTGCGGATGTACAACGAAGAGACGGAAGAGAAGCTGCTGTGGGAAGTGTGGCTGCACAAGTGCTTTGACAAGGGATTCAGCGAATTTCTGCACGAATACCGTACCCCTGCGCCGGTGGACACGCCGGACTTCACGGCAGAGGACATCCGGCACAGCTGGAATCTGCTCGACGGCTTCACACCGCCGGGAGAAGGGAGGAAAACGACGTGAGCAGTATCTTTGAACTGTTCGGCTCTATTGTGCTGGATACGAGTTGGGCAGAAAAAGCGCTTGCCAAGGTCAGCAAAGCCGGGCAGAAGGTTGGCGGTGTGCTGAGCAAGGGCTTCAAGCTGGCGGGACAAGCGGCGCTGCAAATGGGCAAAGTCATCGGCACGGGCGTTGCGGCAGGCACAGCCGCGATGGGCAAGCTCGTCAGCAGCGCCATGAGCGCCCACGCCAGCTATGAGCAGCTGGAAGGCGGCGTGAAGAAGCTCTTCGGCGACGATGCGCAGAACCTCGTGATGGAGTACGCGCGCAACGCCTACCGCACGGCGGGTCTGTCCGCCAACGAGTACATGGGCACGGTGACGAGCTTCTCCGCGAGCCTGATTTCGTCCCTGGGCAAGGATACCGTCGCCGCCGCCGCGTATGCCGACCTTGCCATCACCGACATGGCGGACAACGCGAACACCTTCGGCACCAGCATGGAGGATATTCAGAACGCCTACAAGGGGTTCTCGAAGCAAAACTACACCCTTTTGGACAACTTGAAGCTGGGCTACGGCGGCACACAAAAGGAAATGGAGCGGCTGCTGGCGGATGCGTCGAAGCTCTCCGGCGTGAAGTACGACATCAGCAGCTTCTCGGACATCATCGAAGCCATCCACGTCATCCAGGAAAGCCAGAATATTGCTGGGACGACGGCGAAAGAAGCCTCGACGACCATCTCCGGCTCTATCGGCTCGGTCAAGGCGGCGTGGGCGAACCTGCTCTCCGGCTTAGCGGACGGCAATCAGGACATTGACCAGCTTGTCGGCAATCTGTCCGACAGCGTAATGACCGCGGTGGACAACATCGTCCCGCGCTTGCAGACGATGGCGCCACGCATGGTGCAGGCGGTGCAGACGCTCGTTTCGACGCTTGCGCCACAATTGCCGGGCATCATCAACTCGGTGCTGCCTGCCATGATTGAAGCGGCGACAACGCTCATCACCGGGCTTGCGGACGTGCTGACGGATGTGATGGGCATCATCATCGACCAGCTTCCGACCATTTTCAACCAAATCGGCGGGGCAATCCAGAAACTCTTCCCTTCGCTCGTCAAGACGTTCAAGAATCTCATCGGCAAGATTGATTTCAAGGGGCTTGGACAAGCCATCGGCAGCGGGCTGAAATCCATCGTGATGAATCTACCGCAGATTCTCTCGGACATTGGGAACGCCATCAAGTGGGCGTGGGAGAATATCGCCTATCCGCTGATTCAGGGCATTTTCAAGGGCATCTTCGGAATTGATTTGCCGGACTGGGACAAGGTTGCGGAGAGCATCAGCGACTGGTGGGAGGATGTTAAGACCGCCGTCGGCGGCGCGCTGGAAATCACGTTCAAGGCAATTGGCGACGCGCTCACCTCGGCGAAAGAAGCCGTGGAGAAGTGGTGGGGAGACGTCAAGGCACTGTTCGGCAACTTGCTGACCATCGTGTTCGGGCTGGGCACTGGCGATGACCAAGAGGCAGCGAAAGAAGCCGTCACCAAATGGTGGGGAGAGATCAAGACAAAAATCGGGGGTGCGCTTTCGATTATGTGGCACTTGCTGAACCCGTTCAACATCGCAAAGCAAGTGAAGAACGCATGGGACAGGGCGACAAAGGGGCTGAGCTTGACAGTCGGATGGAAAACGGTTCAGCAGACCGTTGAAGTCCTGACGAACCCGGAAACGAATCCACTTAACCCGGACAGCCACTACCAGCAAGTCATCAGTACGCCCGAAGGACGCGGCGCAATGCGTAACGCGGGTTGGGAAGTAATCAAGAGCTTTTTTACCCATGCCGACGGCGCAGTCTTCTCCAAACCCACCCTCTTTGACACGCACAGCGGCTACCACCTCGTGGGCGAAGCCGGAGCAGAGGCCGTCGCGCCCATCGGCGTGCTGCAAGGGTACGTCAAAAGCGCGGTGGGTGAGGTCGTGGGCGCGAGCATGGAGCGCAAGCTCGACCAGATGCTTGCCGCCCTGCAAAACGGCTTCAGCGGCATGAATCAGCAGCAGATTGTGCTGGATACGGGCGTGCTTGTCGGCGCAACGGCGGGCAAGATGGACAAGCGTCTGGGGCGGATGGCACTGCGAAAGGGGCGGAACGCATGATTTACGGGGTAACGCTGGGCGGCAAGCACACCTACCGCGATTGGGGCTTGCTGCCGAAAACGCGCCCGACCATCGCACCGCCGAAGGTGCGCACAAACTATGTGGATGTGCCGGGGCTGGACGGCGCGCTTGACCTGTCCGAAGCGCTGACCGGGCGCGTGGGCTATCAGACACGGGATTTCTCGGCGGAGTTCATCGTCATTGACGCGCGGAACCACTGGGACGCGCTCTATTCCGAAATACTGGACACCCTGCACGGGCAGCGGGTGCAAATCATCCTCGATGAAGACCCCGGCTACGCCTACACCGGGCGCGTGACCATGAACGCGTTGGAGAGCGACCGCAAGACCGCCACCATCAGCCTGAAAGCCGTCTGCGACCCGTACAAGCTGGAAATCACGGGTTCGCTGGATGACTGGCTGTGGGACACCTTCAACTTTGAGACGGGCATCATCCGCGACTACAAGGCGCTGCCGGTGGATGGCACGCTGACGCTGACGATTCCCGGCACAAGGCGGCCGTGCATCCCGACCATCACGGCAAGCAGCGCGATGACGGCGACATTCGGCGGCAAGGAGTACGCGCTGACGGCGGGCGACAACCGCATCAGCGGCATTTGCATCACCGAGGGCGACAACGTGCTGACCTTCGCCGGGAATGGCACGGTATCCATCGACTACCGAGGAGGGAGGCTGTAAATGTACACCATCTATGCGGACGACGCATTGCTGTATTCTCCGGGGGACGAGGAACTTTCCGTCCTGTCCCCCGTGCTGGAAACGCAGTGCAACGCCGCCGGAACGCTCACGTTCGTGCTGCTGCCGGAGCACCCGATGTACAGCGCGCTGCACAAAATGCGGACGCGGATTGACGTCCGGCAGGATGACGAAATCATCTGGCGCGGGCGCGTGCTGGAAACGGAAACCGACTTCTACCGTCAGAAGACTGTCACTTGCGAAGGGGAACTAACGTACCTCGTAGACAGCGTTCTGCACCCGTACAAGCTGGCGGATTACGACGGCACGGCGGCGGGGCTGTTCCGCCTGTACCTGACGCGGCACAACGAGGCGGTCAGCGAGGCGCAGCAGTTTCAAATCGGCAATGTGGACATTGAGACGCTATCCAGCGTGGAAAACACGGGCTACGCCAACACCTGGGACGAAATCAGCGACAACCTCTTAGACATTCACGGCGGCTTCCTGCGCATCCGCCACGAAGATGGCGCACGCTATCTGGACTGGACGAAGGAGAGTGGCGACACCTGCGCACAGGTCATCCGCTTCGGCGAGAATCTGCTGGACTTGTCCGAGTACGTCTCCGCGTCGGAGGTTGTGACGTGCCTGATCCCCTACGCCGGGCAGAGCGACAGCAAAATCACCATCGCGAGCGTCAACGACGGCAAGGACTACATCGAGGACGCCGCCGGAATCGCCCTCTACGGGCGCATCTGGGGCGTGACGGAGTTCGACACGAAGGACGCGAGTACCCTGCTGGAAATGGCGAAGAAGAACCTGCAAAAGCGGCTGGAAGAGACGATTACCATCACCATCAGCGCGGTGGATTTGCACCTGTTGGATGTGAATGCGGAATCGTTCCACGTCGGCAACAAGGTGCGCGTCGTCTCCCTGCCCCACGGCATCGATGCGGAATACACCTGCACGGCGATTTCCCTCGACCTCGTGAACCCCGACCAGTCCGAATACACGTTCGGCACGCCGGAAACGGGCATGGCAAGCACCACCGCCGCGACGAGCAAAGCAGTCGAAGTGGTGGACACGTCGGTGGAGTACCTGCGGCAGATTGTCAGTGATCAGAACACACACCTGCTGCTGACCGACGGGCTGATTACCGCCTACACGCAGAAAACAAACGAGAACACCGACACACTCAACACCGTGCAGACGACGCTGGACGGCATGAACGGCACATTGTCCGCCTACGTCGAGACGGTAGACAAGCACACGCAGGACATCACGACCGTCCGCGCTGACCTCGACGGCATGAACGGCACGCTGACCGCCTATGCGGAGCGTCTGGGCGACGCGGAGAGCGAAATCACGCGCGTGCAGGTGACGCTGGACGGCATCAACGGGGAATTGACGTCGAAGGTCAGCAAGGGCGACCTGATTTCGACCATCAACCAGACGGCGGGAGAGGTCAAAATCAGCGCGAGCTGTATTAACCTTGAAGGGTATGTGACGACGAGCGAATTTGAAACCGTGAGCGGCTGGGCAGACAATTTTGAGGGCGACACCATCAACTGCGTCACACTCAGTGCGTTTAAGGTCAATTCAGATGACGGCGAATTTGGAGCTTTGTCTATCGGAGATGCGCACATCTCAGACTTGACGCTGACAGGAACGGCAACCATCGGCAGCCTGACCGTCGGCGGCACTTCCGTCGCGCCGCGTACGCTGAAAATCGGCGAATCTTCCTGCACGTTTTTCGCTCCCGAAGACGCAACTTTTGAGTTGAGCGACATGCCGGGCTACGATGATGCTCTGGCTGCCGCGAAGAGTGAAGGAGCATCATCGGTACACGTTCAGGCATTGGAGATTGCCGGGCAGAATTATCATTCGTCGAGCAAATACATCGAAGTGAACTTGGACACTACGTTGAGCAACGGAAGCACAGAGGAAGGTCTACTGTCTGTCAACGCTTCCAGCGCATACAACGCAGGAGTAAGCGACGTGGCAATCTCGGAAATTACCTGCGTCGATATCAGCGTCGGGGCTGACACCGGCAGAGTTCGCGTAGTTGTAAAGCTAAGCAACGGAAAAACAAGACAGCAAGTCTTTACGCTTTCGTAAGGAGGGGGAAGCCTATGGAAATCATCACTACCAGCAAGCAAACCGTGCAAGCCATCATTGACGCGCTCTCCACGGTGGAGGTACGCGGCGCAAGCAACCTGAACGCGCTTTTGGCGTGCATTCAGGCGCTGCAAAAGACGGTGAATCAGCCGCAGGAGGAGGCGAAACAGGCGTGAGCGAAAGCACGAAGGACTTCCAGACGCTGCTGGACACCATTGCGTCGGGCGTGTATGGCAAGGACGTCAGAGGGGCGATTCATGACGCGCTGGAAGCTATGAACCAGCGCATCGGCGAGGTCAAACCGCAGACAGGCGGAAAGCAAAAGACGGTCTACTGCTGGGGCGACAGCCTGACCCAAGGCATCGGCGGCAACGTCAACGGCTGGCATCTCATCAGCTATCCACAAGTGCTGGCTGAACGATGCAATGCCGTCAACCTCGGCATCTTGTCTGACAACGTGCCGACAATCATGGCGCGAATGGGGGCGGACGCAATCGTCCTTCCAGCGTGTACAATTCCGGGCAGTTCAAGTGAAAGCGTCGTTGTTGGGAACACAACAGACGGGATGACGCTCGAAAGCGGCAGAATCGGGAAACTGCTCAAATACGGTGACTGTGGAATCAACCCCTGCTATGTAAACGATGTGCCGTGCGTGCTTTTCCGTGATTATGCAAAAGACACGTCTGATGGGCTGAGTATCCGGCTCAGGCGGCTCGACAATGGTCTGCCGGTGGTCGTATCCGCAGGAACGAAGCTCATTACCTATGGTGCGAAACACTACAAAGGAAACGGGCTGCACATCTTCTGGATGGGCGCAAACGGCGGTTATGGTTCGGATGCGGAAGGCAAAAATCTTGATTTCAGCGACTACGTTGCGCAATTGCAGAAATGCGTCGATTACGTTGCCCCGGCGGATTATCTGATTATCTATGCGAGGGAACGTAAAGGCTATGCTGCTGACGAAGCGGCGGAAGTACAGGAACTGAAGGAAACGTTTAAGGGGCATCTGATCGACTTGCTCCCCCAGCTGAACGATAGAGGACTGCTATACGGTGAAACAAACGTCTGGGACGGGACACTGGTAAAAGGTGTTCCCAAGACGTTGGATAGCGGCGACGGCTGCCATTACAGCTTCTACGGTTACATGGCAATCGGCAAGATTGTCTGGGAGTATGTCGCGCCGCGTCTGCTGAACGCATCCGAGGAAAGCGGCGGGACGGATACTCCCCCGACCGTTGAAAGCGACAGCATTGGCGAACTGGCTTATAAGCTGAAAGCGCCAAAAGTCCTCACAAATGGAAGCAAAGCAATCAATACCGGCTTCAAGCCGTTTGCCGAAGGTGCGGACACATGGACAATCGCAGTGAAATATGCCGACGGATTGACAGCCACTGACGCTTCGCAGTGGGGAACGCTGATGTTCTGTGAAGTGACAAGCAGCAAGACGCAACTGAAAGTCGCTACGCTTAATAGCAGCAAGCAGTTTCCAGAGTGCAATGTTATGTGTAACGCTGGCGGTTTCGGCATCAACGTCGAACAGATGGGTCTGGCCGTGTACAATAGCGGCTATCACACGTTTATCGTGACGAAAAACGGCGACGACTACACCTTCTACCTTGATAATAACAAGATTTACGGCAATAAGCTGACCTATCCGCAGGCAGAAACGGGCGACAAATTGCTGTATGTCGGCGGTTGGGAAAGCGGCTGGGGCATGGTAAGCGGGACGATTATGGACATCAGAATTTACAACAAGTGCATTGACGCTAATACCGTCAGTGAACTGAATGACATTTTCGCCGCATCATAAAAACATGGGGGGGACACGCATGAACCTTGACACCATCATCGTCGCTGCGATTTCCCTGCTGGGCACGCTGGCAGGCAGCTACTTCGCCAACAGCAAGACAATCGCCCTGCTGTCCTACCGCTTGGAGCAGCTGGAGCGCAAGGTGGAGAAGCACAACTCCGTCGTCGAGCGGACGTTCCAGTTGGAGAACAATGTGCAGACCGCATTCAGCCGGATTGACGAGATTCGGGAAGCGCTGCACGAGCATCAGGAGACATAAGAAAAGCCGGGATTGCGGTGGAGGGAGAAATCCTCTGCGGCTGTCCCGGCTCTTTTTCTGATGTGGTTTTAGCACGGGTGTTTCACATTTGTTTAGGAATTACAGCGTAATATTAAAATTGCGTTGTAATTTCCGTTTATGCTGGACAGTCACTCTGGATAATGCTATAATGCAGGTGGGATGATAAAGAAGGAGGCGAGTTGTCTATGCAGTTAAGCAACTATAAGCAATGTCTTGTTGGAACGGTTCAGCTGTATAATTCAAAGCTGAAAGAGCACATTGGGGAAATGTTTGCCAAGAACAAGATTTCTTGCGACGGTGTGCAGCAAGTTGACATGTTCGACGCGCGTCCGGCCGTTAATGTGACTGACTTGAAGTTAGAAGAGCAGATTGCAAGATGTTTAACTGAAAGTGAAAAAGCAATCTGCCTCTTTGAAGATTGGGAATACGAAAAAGATTATCGCTATTCAGCCGTTTTCACAGCGGATGACTTTGAAACGGTTAAACATGCGGTGGAAGGTATTCCAACGCTGGAAGCCGAGCAAAACGAAAGCGAACGAACTGTCGGCTATGACGCACCTGAACCGCTTCCGGTGCGCCGTGAGCTGGAAGAACAGGTTATGCTGAAGTTCTGCTTCGTTTTTTCAGCTGTTCACCCGCAGAGCGGAGAAGAGATGCTTTTGAAATACCCGGTGCTTGTGGTGCTTCATCAGAAACATCAGCTGATTGAAATGCGCTTTGATGTGTTAAAGCAGTATTTCCAGACACAGCAAGGATTTTATTCAAAACTTGTTCAGAAGATACGGGCGTATCTCAAAGAAAAATTGGCAGTAGAATTGGTGCCTCTTGAAATGAACTTCATGAAAGAGACTGCCAACGATGAGGTAAAACTGATAGCAGAATACATGAATATGGCTTCGGGCGGCCGCGCCGTCTTAGAAGTCGGCGATAACGAGGAGTGGGTTCTGCCGTTTATCGGGGAATTGAAATCGCTGATTCAGGAGTATCATGCAGACCTCGAAAAAGTGCCTGCATTGGAGGATGCTTTGAATCAGTTCGTCTATGAAAAAAGTGAAATGTCCGAATTCCCGTGGATTGAACTGTTATGGCCGAACGAAATCAAGACAAGATCCGTGCGGGCCAAATTCACTTTCAACTATGGCAACAACGGGTTTGGTCTAATCCAGCATTACTATAACGCTGTTCTAATCGGAAGGGAGAGGATGGATCGTGTCATTGAACACATTAGCGCCAATAGACCACGTGATTGCTAATTATGTAGACGACAAGACCTTGCGTACTTCCATAGAAGATTTTTTTCTGCACTATAAGAAGGGACAATGGCTCTATCCGGCTGTGTTAGTCCAGAAATTTAGATGTCCGCTTGGCACCAGTTATCGTATTATGCACGACATGGAGAAAGAGGGCTTCTTGAAGTCTTATTATGAAATGGTGTGCCCTTGCTGCGGCTATTCAGCGCTGAAAGTGGAAGTCTTTAATCAAATTCCTGACCGCATTATCTGTGAACGCTGTGAAACGGAATTTTCTGCGATAGAAAATAGCCGAATTATTTTTCAGGTGATTCACGATGTCAGGTAA